TACAATGCAGGAGATCCTGCAGTAACAACAGACATGGCAAGAACAGCTGCTAAAAAGTTGGGATTGTCAATATTTGGCTAATATAGCCTTTGAGGTAAAATAAAATGGCAGGAAATACACAAACATCGACTTCTGGCAATTTACAGAATATGTCGAGAATAATGCTCGCTGCTGCTAGATACACAGAAGAGCATAACGCACCTATGGCAGGTTTGATTGAAAAGTTTAATCTAGGCAAAGGTGAGTTCCAATTAACAATTCCAAAAGTAGGACAGATGGATGCTGAGGACTTAGTAGAGGGTGTTGATATGGTTGACAGTGAAGACATTGATGTCTCCACAGTTACAGCTACAACAGCTGAAGTAGGTCTTAAAGTAATCATAACTGATACTTTGGTACAACAAAACAACGAAGATGTATTTAGAATCATTGGTCGCCAGATGGGTGATGCAATGGCTCGAAAGAAAGACACAGACATTATTGCACTTTTTGGAAGCCTAAATGGTGGAACAAAACTAGGTGCTGATGGTGCAGACCTTTCACTTGCAAACGCATCTGCTCTAATTGCAAATGCAAAAGCAAACAAGTTTGGTAACGATCTTTTCGTAGTACATCACCCAAATGCTATTTGGAAACTTGCATCTAGCATTGGTAACACGTTAGCAACATACCCACTACCTGACGCATTCAATAACCCAGCAGTAAGCGATTACTACACTGGTGTTAAGATTGCTGGAGTACCTTTCTTTGAAGATGGTAACATCGAGAAAGTATCTTCAGTTGATTCAGGTATCGGAGTTATTGCTGACAGAACTGCAATGGGACACCTTGCTGCTAGAGAAAGAAGAGAGGAAAGAGATAGAGATATTTCTTTGCGAGCTTTTGAAGTAGTAGTAACAGAAGACTATGCAGTATTTGAAGTAGACGACACCAAAGGTGCTGGCGCACAGTATGAAATTGGTGATCCAACAACTTCAGCTTAATAGATAAATAATAGTTCAGGAGGCTTTTATGGCACGAGACGCAACAATGAGTATGTCAGTAGGGGGAGTAAAAAAAATAACCCTCTATCAAAAGATGAAAACAACAGAAGGTGAGATATGGGCAGAACATCCTAACTTGCCAGCAACATTTCTTGATGTATACTTGAAACGTGGATTTGTTAAAAATCCTCCTGAACCTAAAAAGGCAGAATCTAAAACTCCAGAGAAAAGCGATGTAACGATTACCGAGTCGCCTAAAATCGGTGATCGCAGGATTTAATAGCCTGTTAAACTAGGAAAAACAGAAAGAGAGTTTCAATATGTCTTTTCCAAACGTAATATATGGTGACCATGGATTTGAAAAATCTGTAAGCACCACAAAGAAAAATAGAATTGGTACAAAATTAATTCTTCCAGATGGTAGAGAGTTTTTTTACAGCCTTGCTGGTGAAGCAATAACTGCTGGTAAAATTACTATGAGTGCTACCGAACCAGCTTCAGATCACGATACCGATCTAGCTGTTGCTTCTGCTGCTGCAGTAGGCGACAAAGTAATCAATCTAACAAATGGTGGTTCTACTGCTGTTACAGCAAACCAGTTTGATGATGGTTACTTGTATGTAAATGATGCTGCTGGTGAAGGTCAAACCTTCAAAATAAAAAGTCACACAACTGCAGGTACAGGTGCTGCACTAGCAATCACCTTGCATGACAATGACTCAGTTAGAACAGCTCTTACCACAGCTTCACAATGTGGTATTCAAAAAGCACTTGGTTCTAACGTAGAAGTATGGGATGTAAACGACATTGATGGTATTCCTCTAGGTGTACCAGCTTGTGACGTAGCATCTGGTGAATACTTCTGGAATCAGGTCAAAGGTCCAGCTGCAGTTCTTACAAATGGTACAGTTGTAATTGGTAAGAACGTAATGACTGGTTCTACAACAGATGGTTCTGCTGACGTAATAGCTGACGATTCATCTGCCGAATTTCTAATCGGTGGTGTTATTGCAGTTGCTGCTAGCACAGAATACTCTTTGGTAGACTTAAACATCAGAGGATAATAAATATTTAGGAGAACCTACATGGCTAAGAGACAAATATACTTACCAGTATCAGAGGGTAGGAAACTTGGATTAAAGCAAGTAGGTTCTTCTAAAGATGTATCTAGGATTTTAGGATCTGCTGAGGAAGAAACTTTCTATGTTGGACCACAAAACAAACCTGTATATATACCAGGTGCAAGTAATTTAACTGGTGGTCAGCTTCAAGAACTATTGCACAAACAAACAGAAATAGCAGAGAAAGAAGCACAACAACAAGCAAAGAATAAACCTAAAGAAGTTTCTAAAGCACAACTAGATGATTTAAAAGGGGCGATGAAATCTATAGCCGAATGGCGTAGACAAAAAAGAAACACAAGGTAGGTAATCGTGGCTGCTATACAAAGTAGAACTAGAGAACAAATAAGAAGAGCTGTTGCTGCTAACTTAGATCAGCTACCATCTGGTATTGTTACTGGTAATGGTAGTACGACTACATTATTAGATACAACTTTAATTGGTGGAGATGACGAGTACAATGGTGGGTGGTTAGTATTTACTTCAGGAACAAATGATGGACTTATAAGGCGTGTCACAGACTACACAAGTAGTACAGGTACATTTACATTTACCCCTGCTGCCTCTGCAAGCACAGCGACTAACGACACATATGAATTTTGGAGATCAGAGTTTCCTCCTGCAAGAATACACGAACTAATAAACGAATCTATAATACAGAGAACACCTAGAGGTTTGATTCATGATGAAGACATAAGTAATCATGGACACAGAAACGACAGTAGGTATAGTATTCCATCAGATATGATTGCAGTTTCAGCGATTGATTATAGATATGCTTATGATTCAGAACAGATACAAGATGCAAATGTAGTATGGTCAGAAGTAGTTGATGGTAATGTAACACTTACTCTTGATACAGAAGATTTTAAAGCACACAATGGTGCGTTGAGAATACAAACAAATACAGGTGGTGGATCAGTATCATCTGGTGATGTATTAGCAGCTCAGGCTATAACTAGCACAGACTTACGAGGCATGAATGCAGTAGAGTTTTTCTTCAAATCAACAACTGCAACAAGTGCTGGTGATTACACGTTGAACTTAAGTAGTTCATCAAGTCTAGGAACGATTACAGAAACACTAAGTATTCCAGCAGTATCTGCTAGGACTTGGACATATTGTAGAGTTAGTTTAGCTAATCCAGAATTAGATGGTGCTATTATTTCTGTTGGTATAAAAACTACTAGTACAGCAACAAGATATATACATATTAATGACATCAAAGCAGTAAACACAGAATCTGCTGTATTCAATAGATTATGGTCAGGTTCATACAGAATAGACAGAGAAGGTAGAGAAATATTTCTTACTGAACAAGCAAGAAAAGAAGTAGGATACAGCTTGATAAGAATGGTAGGTTACAGGTTGCCAGTCTTGTTAAACGCAGATGCTACTGCTTGTGAAATAGATCCATCACTTGTAACTGCAAGAGCAACAAGTAAAGCGTTGTTTACTTTGGCTAGAGGAAGTGTAACTGATCCTGATGATAATGATAGACGAGCTGCGTATTTTGAAGGAGTGGCATCGCAGTCAGAACAATCTTTACCGATATTAAAACCTGGCACTAAGATGGTGGACTAATGGCATCAGTAGTAAACAAAAACGAAATATTATTAAACAGTCAAAGATATAAAATAACAGGACCAGTTCGTAAGACGTTAGTTAGTATTGCAGCACCTAGATTTACTATTGGTGATACACAAAGAGGTGCAGATCCAAGAGCATCTATACTTACACAGAACGATTTCAGAGGGGGTATAGGTTGGGAAAGAGGTTTAGATCCAGGGACAATAGATAGGGTATGGTGGTCTACTTGTCAGACTAGGTACAAAGGTCACTTGTTGATGCCAAGAAAACTAAATGCAGCAACTTCTGCTTTATCAGATGGTACTGCAATATCAGGTGCAGTAAAATCTATTATTGGTTGGCAAAGTTCTGCAGCATCACAAGAAGAAATATATGCAGTATTCGGTGATAATAAAGTTTATAAGTACAATAATGCAAGTGATAACTGGGGATCTGCAGCACTAGACACTCTTACTAATCCTACTGAAGAAGCCATTGTATTTAGAGATTCTACTGCTTCTTATTTAATATTTGCCAGGGGAGATTCAGGATATACATATACAACAAATGGGACTGACTACACAGATAAAGATGCTTCATCTGATGTAAAAAACAAAGTGGCATTCTTTACAATATGGCATGGACAATTATGGGGTATAAAGAAAGATGGAACATTATTACAATGGGCATCAGGACCAACTGCACTTGCTACTCCAAAAGCACAACTGCCACTACCAGATAATTCAGTAACAGAACTATTAGTATACCGAGATGCAGCTGGTAGTCCTATCATATATGCAACAACTAAGGTTGGATTATGGGCATATGACGAAACAAATAACAGATGGGAAGAAACAGAACTTCGTGTACCATTCCATGAAGCAGGTGGTAAGGGTGCTATAGTTTGGAGAGACTCAATATATTTCCCAGCAGGTAATGCTTTGTATAGATACCAAACAGGCTCAAATACAGCAGTTGTGAGTTTAGTTGGCTTTGATAGAGACCATGGATTACCATCAGGATATGCTGGGGAAATAACAAAACTTATAGGTACTCACAATGATTTATTAGTTCTTTTGAATGGTGATATTACACAAGAGTATTCTATTTTCCCAACTGGTAGGCAGTCATCAGGTATTGGTGGTACATCTCCAGTAGTATCAGGTAAAGGTAAATCAGCTGTATTAGGTTGGAATGAGGGTGCATGGGAAGTGTTATGGGCAGGAGAGAACAACTTGCCACTTACATCAGGTCATGTAGGTTCTGCATACAATAAATATAGACTGTGGTTTGGGTTTGGTAGTGTTGTGTACTGGATAAAACTGCAAACAGATATTATAAACCCTGACCAAATAGAAGACTTCCAGTACGATACTGGTGGTGGAACTATGGAAACACCATACTTTGATGGAGGAGATGCTGCAGGTAATAAGACTGCTGTGTCACTACGAGCCATAACAAGTAACTGTTCTACGAATGTTAACATCCAGGTAGAGTATGCTACAGATTTTAATGAGTCATATACAAGTATGGGAACTATTACAACAAATGGAGTTACAACTTATACGTTTGGATCTGGTGCAGGTGTAGAGTTTTCTTCAATAAAGTTTAGGATTACTATGTCTACCAATAACTCGGCAAGTAGTCCTGACTTGAACTTGTTGGAATTAAGATTCAGAGAGAAGATTCCTCCTAAGTTTGGGTTTAGTGTAAATATAGACGCATCTAAATCATTTGCTGGGAAAACAGTAAAAGAACAAATAGATAATATAACCACAGTTATAAATACTAATACGTTAGTAGCGTTTACCTATAAAGACAATGACTCAGATAGAACTTATAATGTAGACTTAGTAGCAGCATCTGGCTTTGAGTATACTGGTTTGGATGAGAGAGGACAGATGCAATTACAGTTAGTTGAGTTATAATGGCAACAAGTATCGCAGAAATACCAACACCTGAATGGTGGGTAGGAAGTGGACCAGAATACCTTTGTTGGCAAGCTCTGCTAAAATTAGGGTTGAAGCCTGATATAGATTTTCAATATCAGTCTCAACTAGCAGGAGGAAGACAGGACAAGGGGGGTAGGGTTATAGATTTCTTAATCTTTAATCCACCAAATATAGCAATAAATGTTCAAGGAGTGTATTATCACTACGAGAAAGGAGCAGCTGTAAGACAGTCTGACATATTAACAAGAGCATTTCTGGCGGCAGAAGGCATCAATCTTATATTCATCGATGAAGATGATTTGATAGATGATGCAAGAAAGATAGTAGCTGATGCTCTAGCAGGTATAGATAGATCGAGAGCTGGAAGATAAATTATGGCAATGACATTAACAGGGTTTGTATTTGACTCTTCAGGAAACGCAGTTTCTGGAGCAACAGTACAAGGTTATGTAAGTGCAGACAACGCAACTACTACAGCTGAAAGTGCAACAACTACAGACTCAAATGGTAAATGGAGTATAACTACTTCAACTGCAGCACGAATACCAATGGATGTAAAGATTACATTCGGTGATAGTGTACGTTGGTTGAAAGCAGGAGATAGTATAAACGTATCTAAACTAACACTAACAGACACTCTAACTGTTGGTGAAGATGACGTAGGATTTGATGTAACTTTCCATGGTGCTTCAGCAGGAGCTGCTATGATCTATGACGCATCAGAAGATACTCTTGAAATCAGAGGACCTTCGGCTGATGCAAGTACAAGTACAGGTAAACTACTACTGACAACTGCGTTAACAGATGTAAATGCCAATGATGTACTAGGTGATATAACATTTAAAGCTCCCTTAGAAGCTGGCGGAACAGATGCCATAACTGCTGCTGCTTCTATAACTGCTGTTGCACAAGGTACATTTGCTGCCGACTTAAATGCAACAGACTTAGTGTTTAGTACAGGATCATCAGGAGCTGCAACAGAAAAGTTTAGATTTACTAGCGATGGTGAACTAGGAGTAGGTGGAACTAACTATGGTTCTAGTGGTGATGTACTAACATCTGGTGGTGCAGGTTCAGCACCTAGTTGGCAAACACCAACAACAGGTGACATTACTGGTGTTACTGCAGGTGCAGGTTTGTCAGGTGGTGGTACTTCAGGTGGAGTAAGTCTTGCTTTAGATTTATCAAGTGGATTAAGTGATGTTACTCCAGCTAATGGGGATAAACTAGCAACTTTAGATTCTGATGGTTCTACAGAACAACTTACAACTATAGCAAACCTAGCAACATTATTTGCAGGAACAGGTTTGACTGCATCTTCGTCTGTGTTGAGCGTAGATGATGGTACAGCTTCTGCTAAGGGTGCTGTAATTGTAGCAGGAGGAAGTGGAATTACTGTAAGTTATAGTTCAGGTACAGCAACTGTAGCAGGAGATGATGCAAGTACATCTGCTAAAGGTGTTGCACAATTTAGTTCTGATAACTTTGCTGCATCTAGTGGTACTATAACAATCAAAGATGGTGGTATAGTAACAGCAGAATTAGCAGCAGACGCAGTTACAGGTGCAAAAATTGCTGATGACGCAATAGATAGCGAACATTATACTGATGGATCTATTGATACAGCACATATTGCAGACAACAATGTTACAGCAGCAAAAATATTTGATTTGGCTAGAGGTAGTATTCTTTATGGAAATGCTAGTGCAGCAACAGCAGAACTTACGAAGGGTAGTGCTAATACAGTATTGACATCTGATGGTACTGATATTTCTTGGGCAGCAGCTAGTGGTGGTGGTATAGATAATGCAGTAATTTTTAGGTTAACAAGTAATTTTACAGGAGATGCTGACCCAATAACTGCATCTTCCTCAAACATTGAACAAGATGATACTACTGGAGATAGTACACTAGGAGATGGTGGACAAGTACAAGTTGGAACAGTAGGTGCTGCAGATGGTGTTTTTTCATTTCCAACTACAGGGCATTATTTAGTACAAGCACATGTATTATTTGGAGCTGGTGCAGCTGATGCTGAAACCAACTTGCATATTCTGGTAACAACAGGTAGTGGTTATAGTGATGCTACTGTTGCACAAGGGAGTGTTTACAATAGTAGTGCGAGAACTACAATGGTTGCACAAACTATTGTAGATGTTAGTAATACATCAACTCATAAAGTAAAATTTAAAATTAGTGGGAATAGTTCTAGTAATAGTGTTTTGGGTGGTACAAATATAAACTATACATACTTTACATTTATTAGATTAGCAGATACAGATTCATAGAATAGGAGATAAACACAATGGACATGACAACAGGTAGACCAAATCATATTGAAGATGTTCTTGTAACATTAAACACAGGACAATGGTTTGGTTGGTCAGATAGTTCAAATAAAGTTTATGCAAACTTAACAGTTGCTAGTGGTTACAGCAAACCAACAGAGTCAAGTTTGAATACAAAGTTAGCTGAACTACAAACAGCTTGGGATACAGAAAATGCTGCATATAGACTCAATAGAAAAGCAGAATACCCTAGCATTGGTGACCAGTTAGATATGCAATATCATGACGCAGTAAATGGTACATCCACTTGGAGAGATGCTATTGCAGCAGTCAAGAGCAAATATGCAAAATCTTAACAGATAGGTTATCATTATAAGAAACTATCAAGGAGATAAAAATGGCAGAGGCGAAACAACAAGCCGACAACGTACAAATAACATTAGCAGATTTACAAGTAGTTATGACTGAATATCCAGAGATAATCAAACCACTAAAAATAGCTGCTATGTCTAGAATAAAAAACGAAGAAACGAGTAAAAAAGGTAAGAAGTAATGCCACCTAAAGGTTGGACAGGTTCATCAAAACTAAAAAGAAATGTACACAATGCTATTGTGCGTTCTATTGCAAATGGAAACTGGATACCTACTGCAGCTAAAGCAGCCAACTTAGATCCACAAACAGTAAACACTTGGATACAAATAGGTAGGGGAGAACATCCAACTAAACCAGCAGTAGAACCTTTTGTTTCTTTTGCAGAGGATGTACAGAAAGCAATGGCACTTGCTGAAGAAGGTTTAGTAGCACAAGTAAAAGACTCTGACGACTGGAGAGCAAAGGCTTGGTTATTAGAACGTGGTCCTGCAAGAGATAGATGGTCACAGAATATATTAGTAAATGCCCAAATAGCACCAGCTGCAGCTATACTTGATAACTTGCGAAGTAGGGCAGCTGCTGTAGAATCAGAGGAGACAGTAGCAATAGAACCTTTGGACTTACCAAAGCAAATTGAAGCCAGAGCTAAACTCGTAAAGGAGGAAAAAGATGGCAAAAAAGTATAAAGCCTATGATGATGTAGTGAAACGAGCAAAAAAAAGAGTTATGAAAACCATACCAAAGGTAAAAATTAGAACACGAAGGAGTAGATAATGCCTTATCACACAACAAAGAAAAAGAAAAAAAATAGTGGAATGAAAAGAAAAGGAATGGGAATGAAGTCTAAGCCAAAGACTAAAACAAGAAGACGATCAAGGTACTAAAATGAAAGTTAAGAATGTTAATATAGATTCTTTAACAAAGAGACAACAAGCTTCCATGAAAAGACATGGTAAGCATCACACTTCCAAACATCTCAGAGAAATGGTAAAGGCTATGAATAGAGGTAGAACCTTTACTCAATCACATAAGTCTGCGATGAGGAAAGTGGGAAAGTGATAGACATAAGAGTGTTTAGTTTTATATTGTTTATAGGAATGCTAATCACATTATTATTTGTAGGAAAATTCAATGGCTACTAAAAAGAAAAGAAAATCAACAGTCAATCAAGCAGGTAACTATACCAAACCTGCTATGAGGAAACGAATGTTTCAAAGAATAAAAGCTGGCAGTAAGGGTGGTGCAAGAGGACAATGGTCTGCTCGTAAAGCTCAGATGTTGGCTAAACAATACAAAGCTGCTGGTGGAGGGTACAGAAACTAATGCCAAAAGGAAGAAAAGGCTACTCAAAAAGGCAAATGAAAATTGCTAGAGTAGCATCACCAAGAAATAAAATTACTGCTGCTGACTTCAGAAAACTAAGAAGGGGTAAACGTAAGTAATGGCTAGAACTAAACGTCAAAAATCTTTGGCTAATTGGACCAGACAAAAGTGGGATTATGTTTCACCTGGAGACAAAAAAAAGCCTAAGAGTAAACGTGGTAGGTATTTACCTGCTAGTGTTCGT